CAAGCGCAAGAGTTGCAGATAATAGACTTGTTACTGATGAAAATGGTACAGTAGTTGGTTCTATTTGGACAGGTGCACATAAATTTAGAACTGGAACTATTACTGCAAAAATAACAACACAAAAAGCACCAGCTGGAGTTCCTGGAGAATTTACCAGTGAAGCATCAAATGTCTTTACATCAAAAGGAACTATTGTCCAACCAACTTATATTGTATACTATGATCCATTAGCACAAACATTTATTGTTGATGATGAAACTGGAATTACACTATCTTCTGTTGATTTATACTTCTTTGAAAAGGATAATTTTATCCCAGTTGAAGTTCAAATAAGAGAGACTGTAAATGGATATCCTGGAACTCCAGATAAAGTTGTTCCTGGATTGAGCAAGGTTTTGATGCCAAGTCAAGTTAAAACTAGCACAAATGCATCAGTTCCCACAACCTTCACTTTTGATAAGATGGTTAGACTTGAGGGTGGAAGAGAATATGCTCTTGTAATTGTATCAGATTCTCCAAACTATTTTGTATGGCATTCAAGGATGGGTGAAGTAGAAATATCTACTGCCCAAAATAAAGAAATTGGAAAAGTAATTATTAACAAACAACCTTCAATGGGTGTCATGTTCAAGGCACAAAATGGCAGCACTTGGACACCTAGCAATTCAGATGATATTAAATTCACTCTAAGGAGAGCTAATTTTACAGCATCTAGTGGAACTGTAAGGATGTTTAATGCACCACAGCAATCACTTGTTCCTGAAAATATCTTATCTGAAAATCCAATTTATACTATCTCAACTAATGCAGATTCTTTAAATGATGGCAGACATATTCTGATAAATCATCCAAATCATGGAATGCATTTCCCAAGTGAAAAGGTAGCTATATCAGGAGTCAGACCAGATTCAATCCCAACAAAAATTAGTGTTTCTTATGGTGCAACTGAGACTTCATCTATTAGTATAGCAAGCACTTTAGGATTTGATTATTATGATGGTTCTCCAGTTAACTCTTTACATACTGGATATGCATTGATTGGGGATGAAATTATTGGGTATAATAGTGTCTTGTCAGGTGCTCTTGGTGATATTTCTAGATCACAATTTGGAACAGTTTCTATAGGATATGAGGCAGAGACTGAAATATCTAAGTATGAGTTTAATAATGTTCCTCTATCCAAAATAAACACAACTCACACAATTCTAGCAAATCCAAAACCAACTCTAGATTCATATTATGTTCAAGTTGGATCTGGTAGTACATTCACCACTGATAAATTTGGTGGTGGGGCAAATGTTTATGCTGGAAAAGATAAAAACTTTAGTTCATTCAAACTGAATGAAAACTTTGTAACAGTTCCAGATAAAACTACTACAACTGGAAGAGTTAGAACTATCTCACAAAGAAGTATAGATGGATCTGAGATTGCATTTGTTGATCAAGGATATGAGCAAATTGACATTTATGAAACGAATATTTTTGATACTTTAAGAACTGTAGCATCTAAAGAAAATGAAACTGAATTTTTAAACTCTACAGCATTTGAGGGTCAAAAATCATTTACTTTAGAACTTAATCTCTCAACAACTGATTCTAGAGTTTCACCAATCATTGATATTGATCAGGTGTATTTGGATATGGAATCTTTCATGATTAATAGACCTGTAGGAATAAGTTCTTATGCCACAGATTCTAGAGTAAATGCTAATACAGGTGATCCACATTCATTTGTTTACATAAGCAAGAAAGTTTCACTTGAGCAAAGTGCAACATCAATTAAGGCATTTATTTCTTGCTATAGAGATGCAGCTTCTGATGTAAGGATGTTGTATAAGATCTATAGATCTGATGTTCCTGATGAAGATCAGGTTTGGGAACTCTTCCCTGGATATAAAAATATTGATGTAAATGGTAATGTAATAGATTCTGATAACAATGATGGAAGATCTGATACTAATGTTCCAAGTAGTTTTGAAGGTGAGTTTAGGGAGTATTCATTCACTGCTGATGATCTTCCACAATTTACTGGATTTGCAATTAAGATAGTTGGAACAACAACTAATCAAGCACTTCCACCAGTTATCAGACAACTTAGAGCAATAGCATTAGCATAATGGCAAATAGAAGATATGCAAAAGTGGAGGGTCATCCTAATTTACTTAGGGACCTCTCCACTAATGCAATAATTAATACTGACAAAGTTGGGTCTGAGCAGTATATTAAAACAAGAGAAAGAAAACAACAAGAACAAGAAAAAATGTCTAACATGGAATCTGAAATAGAAGAGATAAAATCTTCTATCAATGAAATCAAACAATTATTGAGAAACATCTATGAATCATGAAGACATGAGACTGGAATCAGTTTCTAAACAATTTGAATTTGAAAAAATTTCTAGAGAATTAGATACTTGCACTAATGTTGATATGTTAAGAAATTTGTGCAAATGTTATGTAAAACTCTATATGAGACAGCAAGAGACCCTGATTTATATGGAGCAAAGTTTTGGTTCTAAATAGTTAAAAACTTAGAATAATGGCAAAACCAGCATCAAGACAAGAATTAATTAATTATTGTTTACGTAAACTTGGTGCACCAGTATTGGAAATCAACATTGCTGAAGAGCAATTGGATGATTTAGTGGATGATGCCTTGCAATTTTTCAATGAGAGGCATTTTGATGGTGTTGAGAAGATGTTTCTCAAGTATAAAATTACTGCAGATGATATTGAAAGGGGAAGATCTAAAGCAGATAATAATAATCTAGATGTAGAAATTACTACAGCAAGTTCAAATATTGGAACTTTTGAATGGGAGGAAAACAGCAACTTTATTCAAGTTCCAGATGCTGTAATAGGTATTGAAAGAGTATTTAAGTTGGACAATAGAACTATTGCATCCAACATGTTTAATATAAATTATCAACTATTTTTGAATGACATATATTGGTTTAGTTCTACTGAGATGATGAACTATTATATGACAAAAAGATATCTAGAAGACATTGATTGGATTGTAAATCCAGAAAAGCAAATAAGATTTAACAAAAGACAAAATAGATTATATATTGATACTAGTTGGGATACTCTCAATGCTGATGATTATCTATTAATTGAATGCTATAGAATTTTAAATCCATCTGATTTCACAAAAGTTTATAATGATTCATTTCTTAAAATGTACCTTACATCCCTAATTAAAAGGCAGTGGGGACAAAACTTAATTAAATTCCAAGGAGTTAAACTGCCAGGTGGAGTTGAACTTAATGGTAGACAAATTTATGATGATGCAGTTAGGGAATTGCAATCAATAGAAGATAAAATGATGACAACTTATGAACTTCCACCAATGGATCTTATAGGCTGATATGTTAAATCCATACTTCATTCAAGGAACCTCTGGAGAACAAGGTTTAGTTCAAGACCTTATAAACGAACAATTGAAGATGTACGGGATAGAAGTTTACTATCTTCCCAGAAAAATTGTTAACAAGGGATCTGTCATTCGTGATGCGATATATTCTAAATTTAATAATGCATTTCCAATAGAAGCTTATCTAGTTAATTATGAAGGATTTGATAATAATTCCTTTATGATGTCTAAGTTTGGGGTAAGAATTCAAGATGAAATGAATTTTATAATTTCAAAAGAAAGATTTGATGATTATATTGCTGCATTGATGCAAACTACTGATGGATTTGGTAGTTATACCAGACCAATGGAAGGAGACTTAATATATGTTCCTCTTTCTGATAGTTTGATGGAGATTAAATATGTTGAAAATAGAAAACCATTCTTCCAACTTCAAAAAAATTATGTTTATGATTTGAGATGTGAACTCTTTGAATTTGAAGATGAGGAAATTACAACAGGAAATCCAGAAGTTGATTATCAATTAAAAGACATTGGGTATGGTGCAGAATTAACTCTTTCTGGTCTAGGAGTAACAGCAACTGCATATACTGGATTAGTTGTTGGTGGAGTTCAATATGTAGACATATTGAATGGGGGATATAGATATTCATCAACACCTAACTTAGTTGTAGATTCTCCAACAAGTGGATATAGATCAATTTTAGTTGGGGTGATGACTCAAAGTAGAGGACTAACAGTAGCTAAAAGTTTAGATCAAATTTATATTGAGAATCCAGGATACGGGTACACAGAATCTCCAAGTATTAATTTTTATGGGGGAAATGGATATGGAGCTTCAGCTAGAGTTGCAATCTCTACATCTGGAAGTATAGGGATTGTTACTACAACTTATTCTGGAACTGGATATACTTTTGAACCAACTGTAACATTCTCTGCTCCAGATGTTGCTGCAGGAACAACTGCAACTGCTAGAGCATTTTTAAATGCTAGTGGGGGAATTTCAACCATTAGAATAATAAATGCTGGTTCTGGATACTTATCTAATCCAACTATAACAATTTCTGCTGGATCTACAGTGGCATCTGGAAATTACATAGTTGGTGAGAGAGTTTCTGGTTCTATTTCTGGTGCATTTGGTATTGTTAAAAATTGGGATGCTGCTACAAATAAATTAAAAGTATCTGGTCTTGGTACTGATTTTGTTGATGGAGACATAGTAGTAGGAGCAGCTTCAAGTGCAATTTATACTTTAAGAATTGCAAAAACTTATGAACTTCAGCAAGCTTATGCTGATAATGACATTATAGAACAAGAGGCAGATGAGATAATAGATTTCACTGAAATAAACCCCTTTGGGGAAGTTTAACTAAATAAAATAAACTGCGTATTATAATGTCAAGGCAAATAATATCTACAGGAACAACACCAAATGATGGTACTGGGGATACCCTTGCCAATGGTGCTTCTAAAATTAATGCTAATTTTAGTGAACTTTACACTACTTTTGGAGATGGTGTAAATCTTACTGGGTTTCAAGGTGCTCAGGGAAACCTTGGTCCTCAGGGTATTCAAGGATTTCAAGGTCCACAAGGAGAACTTGGTCCTCAAGGACCACTTGGACCACAAGGAACTCAGGGAGATATTGGAAATTATGGTCCTCAAGGTGCTGTTGGTGGAATATCATTTAGTGTAACTAATTCTGGATCAAGTGCATTTATTTTTGACCCATCAATTCTGGGAATTTCAACAAATCCATCTCTTACTTTGATAAGAGGATTAACATATTATTTTAATGTAAATGCAGTTGGACATCCATTTTGGATTAAAACTGATCCAGTAATTGGTGTTACTAGTTCCTTTGATGATGGGACTGATAACAATGGAGTCCAAACAGGACAACTATCATTTACAGTCCCTTATGATGCCCCATCAATCTTATATTATAT